CACCCTCAGATTCAGGTATTTTTCCCGATGTAGCACCATCAAAAATACCTGAATCTGAGGGTGTGTTTACACGAAAAACAGACATTTCTATTATTGGTAGAGTTAATACTGATATTATTTTAAGAAATAATGAGGTACATATACGAGCAGGTAAACATGAAAACAATAATATTTTAAAATTAAATACAAAAAATCCTGCTGAAATTAATTTAAATTTTGAACCAAATCAAACTGGTAATAATGATTATTATAGTAATACTGTAATAACTAGTGATAAAATTGCAATTATTTCACATAATGGAATTCCACAATTTAAAGCATCAAATGTAACACAAGAAGATAGGGTTAGAATATTTAATGAGGGTCATCCTATGGTGCGTGGTGATGTTTTAGTTGAAGCGTTAAGAGTAATTAGAGATGCTTTAGTTAATCATATACATGGATATTCAGCGTTACCAGCAGAAAAAACTGAAATTATTAACAAGTTAGAGAAATTGGAATTTGAGTTAATGTTACAAAAAAATATTGTAATTAATTAAATTTATTCATAGATTTGCAGTCTATGAATATTCCAATAGAATTATATACCACATTTAATGGTGTTAAGTATTATGATAAACCACATAAATATTATGTGGACGATACTGAATTGATTTCAGTCACAACCCTAATACATGAATATCAAGAAGTTTTTGATGAAGAGTATTGGTCTGATTATAAAAGTATTGAGTATAAAATAGACCAATCGTTGGTAAAAAGAGGGTGGAATTTCATAAATAAAAAAGGAACGTTAAATGGGTCAATTGTTCATGATTATGCCGAAAATTTATTTCAAAATAAAATATTTGAATATCCAAAAGAATTGATATTAAATGAATTTGGTTTCGATCCAATTTGGGATGAATTTTTAATTACAAAAGAACATGTTGATAAATTTTATTCCGATTCGTTTGATAAATTAATACCAATACGTACCGAATTTGTTGTTTATGATAAAGAATCATTAATTGGGGGTATGTTGGATATGTTGTTTTATAATAAAAAATATGATGAATTACAAATCTTTGATTGGAAAACAAACAAATCGTTTTCACTTTCAAATAGTGATAGATATTTAAAAAACGAATTACAAACAATTGAAGATTGTGATTTAAATATTTATAGTTTACAACTAGGAATATATAAATATATAATTGAAAAAAATGTGGGAATTAAATTAGGTGATTCGTATATTGTTTGGTTTTCACATAACAATCCAACATATAAAATAATAAAGGTTAAGGATTTATCATATTTTGTTGAATTAATTATAAAAAATAGAATTAACGCAATTAATTTAAAATAAAAAACACCATCAATTTAATTTGATGGTGTTTCGTTCTGCCATAATCCAATTAGTAGTTTAGAATACACCTATATGGCTGAACAGTTAATGATATTTTAACTAAATCATCACTACTATAATCACTATCACCAAATTCAACTGATGTTATCATACATTGTTGAAGTGTCCATTTTTCAACTTCAACACCTGTTGGGTCTAAACTATACAGAATAATATCTTTTTTATACCCAGCAGCATAACCCATACGACCAGTTATAGATTCAGCATGTAGTCTAACCCATTCCATTAATATCTGTGAAGCAGATGGACCTATTGGGTCTAAAAATTCAATATTTACTTCATCCCAAGTATATTTACCTGCAACATAGTTTTTTTCATTCATATAATCAATATCAACCTTATTGATTTTTAGTGAAGGTCTTTTAAATTTCCTAATCAACCATGTTTCTGTTTGTAATACATCTGTAATTGTTGCATAAAATCTATTAGACCTTTTTGGTTCATAATCAAAAGGTACTTTTATTAACATTTCACCTACAGCCATTTTATATTATTTTTTTTATATTCCATTTAAAATTATTTTTACTATTAATAAATACTAATATTTTATTTTTTTTGTGGTAATTTACCCGTTCTTAAATAAAATCTATACTCGTCCTTTGTTAATGAATTAATATCAATGTTTTTATTTGTATTGGTATCTTTAATTTCTTGAACTTCAACTTCATCTAATTGTTGAACTTCAATTTCATCTATTGGTTGAACATCAACATCATTAGAATTGTGATCATCATTACTATCAAATGTGATATCATTTTGTTTTTCTTCAACAATAATATCCTCATTTAATTCATTGTGATTATCGATTATTTCATTAACCGAATTTAATTCAAAATCAATATTATTTTTTTTCTTTGCACACATATTTCTTAAATTTTAATATATTTAATTATTTTTTTAACGAAAACCCACCTATACATAAATAGGTGGATTTTCGTTTTATTTTTTTAATTAAGCACCAACATCGCTAAAACTTGCACCCGATGGTGTGATAGTAAATGTGATTCCAATATATTCCAATGAACGTGTTGGTTTAATGTATATTTCACCATATAATTCATTTCTATCTCTGGTTTCGGGTGTGTTATTAGTATCATCCATTTTTATTCTAAAATCAACAAGACCACGCTCTCTTTTTATTGTTTCAAGAACTGGATTTGCTTTTGATAAGAATTCGTTGATTATTGCCTGATCATTTTGCTCGAATAACAACCTAACTGAAATGTTTGAAATTAAAACTTTAATTTGTAACAATAACCTTCGCACATTGATTCTATTCAATGCAGTTTCTTTTTTCTGTAATGTTTTTTGTCCAAATATTGCAGTACCTACATTTGTGAAATCTGCAATTGGATTGATTCTTGCTGCATAAAGAATATCACGTGCTTTTTGTGTTAATTTATATTTCGACTTTCTTGCATTAATAACACCTCTATTTAAACCAGCAGGTGCAAACCAAGGGAATTTAACTTTATCTGTATATGCAATTGCTCTTACTACTTCACATGTTGGTGGAATGTAAACATTTACATTATTTACAGAATCTCTAATTTGAATCCAAGGAAAGTAAGTACATGAATAATTACTATCAATTTCAGTATCTTCTAATGCACTTGCAATTGCTCTTGCTGCCAATACATCGGGTGATACCAATTCATTTGAATTGTCAGTAATTGAAATTGTTTCATCAGGTGAATCGATTATATATAAACAATCGGTTCTTTGTTTTTCAACCATTTCAATCACTTCTTTTACTAAAATACTATTATTAGACCAATCAATACCCGGTGTTGCTAATAAATTAATTGTTACTTCTTCTGGATTAGCAAATGTTTTAATTGCAGTTTGCCATGCCTGATAATCATTTTTTGGCTGTACGTTTGGCTGACCGGGTAATCCACTATAAATACCACCTTGTTGATATCCATCTAAATTAGAACGAAAACCCCTATGAACATTCCAACCATCAAAACCACCTGCAGGAACTAATGTGAATTTTCTTGCATTTGATTTATAATATGGATTATTTATGTTAGAAATATCAGAAATGTCTCTAAATCTTGCAACACCTGTTTCAAATTCACCAATAACAACATTACCGTTAGTATATGTACTAGTTGCACCACTATCCATGTGGAAACCTTTTGTTTTTATATGACCAACAGAAGGATCACCATTATAATTAAAAAAGTTTTGATTAATACCACCACCAACTAAATTGTTTGAATCGTATCCATGTTCTGAAATTCCTAAATAATATTTATTTAATTTATTAATCTCTGTATCGGTGTATGATTTTTTGTAGAAAATTTTGGGTGCAATACCTGATATTGTATTATCACCAGTTGCGATTGATGAATAATCGTTAAATAAATATCCTTCAAAACCTGCAGGAAATGCACCTTCAGGTATATTATCATCCAATTCAACCATAACATAGTTACTAACTAATGCGTATTCACCATCAATTGTTCCAATTTTACGACCAATAAAACTATTTTGTTCTGGAATTAATGTACATTTGGTATAACTTTCTAATATAATTGGATTTTCATCAGTATCATTAAAATCACGAATGTATACATCAAATTCATTAGTTACTGGATTGATGTTCAATATTGATATTTTTATTTCTTGATTCGCAGAATCACCATCACTAATACTAATGAATTTAAATAATCTATAAATTTGACTACCCATTAATTGAGACACCACCCAAGGTGTTTCAGGTGTTTGAAATGGTTGTTTCCAATCAGAAAAACTGTTTGTTGTTGTTTTAATTACATAGGTATTAATACCAAAACCTAATTCATCAGCATCCAATTTTTTTATTAAATCAGGATAAATTGATTGAACCCAAATTTTTGTGTTTTTATCTTTTGGTGCTGAACCAATTACATTTGGTAAATAACTTGAATCGTTGGGATTTAATGAAACTTCATATTCTTCAGTAGTTGTACCATCAGATGCACTAATTTTAAATCTACCCAACAAATCACCAGTATCTAATAATGTGGTGTTATTATTAATAGTTACAGTGGTTGTTTTAAATTCTGTAAGAGGTGTAGAATTTATTCTATCAACAACATTCGCTCTACTTCTAATAACAGCCAATACCATATTTTCATATTCAGTATATGGACTACCTGTTTTTACGGTTGGTATGACATTAACAATACCATCACCATTACCATCAATACTGGTTACTGTAAAAGTATAACCAGTCCCACTAAATTGAGTTGGGGATGTTTTAATAAAACCAGTAAATGTATATCCACTGTCACCTAAACTATATAGTTTAACACCCATATATTCATTATTGGTGAAATTCGCATCAAATGCACTTCCATCAACACTATTAATTGTATTAGGATCAACTCCTGCGCTTAACGTAATTAACCAAGCAGGTCCTGCGTCATAACCACTAAGACCCAATACTCTTGTAACCCATAATTGATTAGATTCTTCAAGATATGCATTGGCAACATATGGTAATTGGTATTGTAATTCATCCTTTTTATACTCACCATTCCATTTAATGGGTGATTGTTTTCCAAATCTAGTTTCAAATTGTTTTTTATCTTCAATGAATATAGGTTCAAAGGCAGGTCCCTTTAATGTTTCGCCAACTAAACCAAGTGTGGTAACACCAACATTACGTGTTACAAATGTCAAATCACGTTCTTTAAATTTATAACCCGGTGATGTAAATATAAATTCTCCCATAATTTATTTTAATTTTTTATTTTATTATATTATTTTCAAAAAGTTTTTGAAATTATTTAGCCTTTTGAATAAATACTATAAAAGATTTGAAAAGAAATTAAATTAATGATATTATGATATTGATAATAATTATATTAATTTCAAATTTTTTTAAATTTTGATTTTTTTTAATTTTTTTTGCCTAAATTTTTAAAAATAATGAAAATTTATGGTGATTTTTTTATAAAAAAAATTTTTATAAATTATGTATTTATTTAAAAATATTATGTTATTATGAATATTTCTAAAAGAATTTATTTCAATAGTGGCGTAACTACAAATATTATTAACGATAAATTTATTCAAATTAAATTAGAACAAAATGTTAAAACCATTGAAGTGCTTTCAATGAAAATTGGTACTGAAGATATATATCAAAATTTGAATTCAGATTATGGTGTTTTAGTTGGTAGAGTTATTGCTAATGGTGGTGTTGGTATACCTAATGCTAAAATAAGTATTTTCATACCACTTGATGATGATGATATTAATGATAGTGAAATTTATAGTGTTTATCCGTATAAATCTCCGAGAGATAAAAATTTAGAAGGTAAACGCTATAATTTGCTTCCAAGAGTATCACAATTCGATTTTTCAACAAAAACGTTTAAACCAAGACAACCATTTGGTTCAATGTTTATTGAACCAGAATTAATGGTTAATGATATTTTCATGAAAGTTTATAAAAAATATTATAAATATACTGCAATCACTAATAAGTCTGGTGATTATATGATATTTGGTGTTCCTGTTGGTACTCATACAGTACATATGAGTGTTGATATTACTGATATTGGTGAATATTCTATGAATCCTGCTTCAATGGTTACCAATTTAGGATATTCACCAAACCTATTTACCGATAATAACACACGTATTAAGGAAAGTAATGATATTGACGACCTTCCACATATCGAAACACAAGAAATTAGTGTTGATATTAGACCATTTTGGGGTGATAAAAATAATTTTGAAATTGGTATCACTAGACAAGATTTTAGAATTCGTGCTAATATTGCTAGTCAGTTTACAATTTTTGGTAGTGTATTTACCGATGGTGAGAATAGTAGGTGGTGCGATAATTATCAAGGTGATGATGATAATGATGATGATTTTCATAAATTCTCATACGCACAACTATACAAGGCAAATGATAATGAAGATATTATGATAAATAGTAAGCGAATTGGTATTGTTTCCGAAAAGATATACTACTACCCCAATACGGTATCTGATGAAGAAATTGAACAAAATGGTGTTGATTTATATCAAAAAATGAAATTATTAGACCCTGCTGAATACAGTGTTTATAAACGTGATGGTGATTTTGTTTTTATCATCAACTGTAACAGAAAAAAAGTAATTATTAATGATTTAGGTGAAAGAGTTGAAGTACCCGAATCATATAATGGTGGTATTTACACCGAATTCAAGGGTTTTATTATTTTAGAATATACTGAAGATAGCATACCCGTTCCCTTTAAAAAAATTAACGATGAAATTGCCAATAACACCCGTTCTGTTACCCAATTCCGAACACGCATTAAGATACCGCAAAGCGCAAACCCAAAACAGGGGTTGGAAAGTAGTAGTACCGCACACCAATGGCGTAACCAGCACTACACTTTTTCGGCTAATACCATCTACAGCGTCGCCCGTTTCAACGCCACGGTTTACAACAAAATAAGACATATTAATGTAAGGGATGATGATAATGATGGTTTCACTAACATTGATAGTGTTAATAACCTGTATAATAAAGACCCCCGTTTTATGGTGGGTGTCATTCAAACCGATGGTGAAGATAATGAACCCTATGAATTTCCTTCAAATGGTGCTGATAAGTCAGGCACAAAACTATTCGGTGGTAACTGGCTTAACTTCTCAATCTATTTACCACAGTTAGGGTATGTGGTTAGCGATGAGTTTGATGGTATGCGGGTTAATACCTACTTTCACATCCCTAAAGCAGAAAATAGGCTAAGCGATAATAACGACCCCATTGCTGCCAACGATACCAACACCAAGTGGTTTCCACGTACCGACCTTAACTGGACAAACTTCATCGTTGTACCCGAAAACGAAATCAGAATATTTAGGGGATTCCAAAAAAAGGGGGGTGATAATGGTGATGATTATTTTAAAAATAATACTATTAACATTGATAATTACATGCACGGATTGAAGGACTGCCCGTATGGCGGGGGTAGAAGATTAGGTATACCATCTAATAGTATTGATTCAAATGTTTATTTTTATAAGGGTTTTGATACTGCCGATTGTATCGATTTTGTATCGAGGATTTTAAATATACAATGATATGAATATAAAAAAACCATTATAAAATTAATGGTTTTTTTATTATTTTATTTTTATTTTTTATCGTTTTTTAAAAATTACAACAGCACCAACTGCTTGAAAATTGGGTTCAAGTATTTTCAATTTTAGTTCTTTGTCAGTTTTGTTATATGATATTATTTGATAAACTTCACCGCCAACACTTATTTTATTTTCTGTATCAAATAGTTTAAAATCAAGATCATTTAGTATTGTACCATAACATACACTAATCAAATCACAATATGCATCATAAAAAGTTATTTCATTTGGTGGTAGTGATTTAATGTTCAATTCGTGTAATAAATATCTCTTTTTATTTTCAGGTATTTTAGTCGATGCGTTAAGTTCATCACAGTTAGTAACAACATCACTGTAGTATTCGGTGGATTGGTGTTGCCAATACCCCATAAGTTCATTGAGTTCAATGATGTGCTTGAACGTTGGGGTTGGTTCTTCCTTTTCATCGCAAGCGGTATTAACCAATACCATTGCGAACATCATGATAATTAAGTTCAGTCTTTTCATAGTTTTCAGTATTTAAGTTTGATGTATAATACGATGGTATTTTAATAATATTACAAAAAAATATAAAATTTTTATATTAATTGTATTTATTGTATATGGAAAAAGAAGTTGAAATATTATTAGGAAAATTTAAACACGTTAAATCGGTTAATGTTGATAACGTTGATAAGATTCAACTAATTAATAGAGAGTCTGAATTAACTGAATATGATGTTTATAGTAACGTGAATGCATCTGAAACATACGTAACTGAACGTGAAAGAAATGCAATTTATAGAATATATGGTAGAATTGATTATGTTTCAATGCTAAATGGTTTAAAACTTGATTATAAATATACAACAGATTATTATGAATATAGAATTGATAATTCTAAAAACATTTTTAATTCATTTAAATTTTATGTAGTTAAACCATCTGATAAAGAATATGTTTCATTATATAGTAGTGATTTATCAATAAAAAAATATATTAGAAAATTTGAAGTAATCGCAACACCAAACAATATTGATATATATCCTGCAGGTTTTACAAATAATATTTTTGGTAAGCAAGTTTATGCGTTTAATGTTAATATTGACATTGATGTTAGAGAAATGTATGATTATTTAGGATTTCCATTAACTGAATTATATTTAATGCCTTGTTATATTAAAAAAAGTAACGGATTTAATACATCTGAAACTATTTCTGGTACAACATGGGAATCTAATGGTATTGAGAAAAAAATGACATTACCATCGACATTTGATTTTAATTTTAATGTTGGTGACGTTGTTGAAACAAATACAAATCAAATTATTGGTGATTTGGTTTATTATAACGAAAATGAATTTAAACAAAACATTAACAGTACTCAGACTTTATACATAAAAACATATCATAAAAATTCAGATAATCAAAATTCAGGTATTGTTTGGAAATATAACCCACTAATACCACTTAGGTTGAGATATTTAAGTAATGATTTGAGTTATGTTAGTAGTGCTAGCACATCATATGATGATTTGAATGAAATTCCTAAATATGCTAAACTCATAAATAATGGTAATTATATCTGGCGTGAAATAATACCACAAGGATATGTTGACCCAATTGATGGTATTGGTGTTGATTATCCTTTTATAAATGGGAAACGATATTTATTTACTCAAATAGTATTACCAATAGTACCAGATATGTCAGATGCTACAACACAATCAATATTTAATAAGATTTGGTTTACAAAGAACTCAACGACATATAATACAAATATAACGAGTAAAAATGATTTGGATAATATTAATAAACCGTGTAGTTAATGAAATATACAATAAAATATAATGGTTTTGATACAAATATAAAAATTGGTTTGAATGATATAAGAAAACCAATTGGTGAACAACAACACATTGATGAATTGGTTAATGAGACAAAACAAAAATTAATAAATCCGATTAACGATGTTGAGGTTCGTAGATTTGTTTATAATAACACAAATGCACAATCATATGGGTATAATGTTAGTCAAAATTCAATAAACACGATTAAGTTTTATTTTTATAAAAATAATATTTATGGAAATACATTTACTAATGCAGGATTTACAACTGATGAGTTAAATCAAAATAGTATTGCAGTAAAAAAAAGTTTCTATATTATGGAACTTTTCGATACTTATGATTCGTATACACAAAATAAAATAACAACGAATTATGTTACAAAAATAATTGGTATTGATAAAAACCCGATACACGAATTTAATCCATCGTTGAATACACAATTTAATGATTTATTTATACCAATATCATTTCTCGAAAAGAATAATAATACCACAATAATTGTTTCATATCTTAGATTTAATTTCTATAACGCAAAAACTGGTAAACTTTCGGTGTTTTATAATTATTCAAAAAGGTCATTACTAACATCTGAGAAATTATATTTTAAGGTTTTGTTAAATACATCAACAAAAACATGGCAATTTTTTGATACTAATTTATTTGCATATGAAATATTACCAACATCAAAATATGTTGAAAGGGCAAATGATAGTGTTAATGATTTAGAAATAAAAAAACAGAACTATCCAGATAAAAAGGTGTTTGATTATAATTCTAATGATTATATTGATGTTGAGTAAAAAAATTATTTAATATCGTATGAAAATCTTGGTTTTCTGTATGCTTTTACAATTTCAAAATCTTTTTCATCTTGTATAAAACCAAGAACCTTTAATGTATATTTAGAAACAAAAAATCGATCACCATCAATATTTTCAACAGTATTGGCTTCACTAATATCTTCAAGAAGTATTGGCATTGGACTTCCCTTTATAAATAAAAAGTCTTGTCTTGATGCAAAATTTTTTAACATTTGTTCATCATATTGATTAACATCAACCCTATATTTAGTAAATAATAAAACTTCATAAGATAAATCAACATTTGTTGGTTCTGGCATTTTAAATAAAAGAAAAACAATTTGTCCTTCATCTAATATCGGTATTTCACTATATCTAAATTTACGTAATTGTGGTACTTTATATTTTTGACCAATTCTAGTTCCCGGTTTTTTATCGGAACGTCTAATTGTGATATAAGGAGTTGGGACGTTTTTATCATTATCCATGAATTTCCAAGTTTTTTTAAATTCACCCCAACGATCATTATCCAAATAAAATGTGGGTACAATTTTACCATCAATAACCGCTCTTAACTTACCATCATTAATATAATCGAAAACTGCTTGGTCAATATCTTCAAACAATATTGTTCTTGGTAAATGCTTTGTTTTAATATCAGTTGCCAACATTAATTCTTCAATACGGTCTAAACCAAATTGTAAATATTCATGACCGCTTTTAGGTGGAATTAATTCTTGTGTATATTTTATTTTTTTTGGTAATGCCATTTTAAATATTTTTTTATAAATACTTGCAAAAATCATATATTTATATTTACTTTGCATATAGTAAAATACTATTTATTATGCTTGTTTTGAGAAAAGAAATTTTAGATGAAAATCAGAAAATTGGTTATATAGAATCAATTTTTGATTCTGATAACATATTAAAAACCACATATTTTCCCAACATGAAAAGACTCTATATCGCATTTAAAAGAGGCGAAACATACTCGTATGGTAATATTACACAAGAAATATACGATGAGTTTGAAAAATCAGAATCTCAAGGGAAATTTTTTCATCAAAAAATAAGAAATAATAAAGAGTTTCCATATAGAAAAGAATTTACATTATACCCAAATGAAATTAATGAAGTTAATGAAGTAATAAACAATATGAAGGAAAAAAATGAAAATATAGATGAATAATATTGAGGAATATCAAAATTTGATTGAATTATTAAAAAAAGCATTACAGTTTTATGCTGATGCTTCCAATTATATAAAATTGGAAAATAAACCGTCCAATATTGAATTAGATGAATATGGTTCACAAGCAAGATTTGCAATATCAAAAATTGATGAAATGTTTGCAAACAACCAAAAAATATTAAATGAGTATAATGAAATTGTGAGTGAATTGAGTGATGATATCGATATTGATGAATTTTTTAAAAAATTGAATGATATTAATAACTATAACGAATTAATTTAATTTTTTTATTATGACAAATGTACTAATTATTAACAAATCAAACAATCCATTACCAAATTATGCAACTAAAGGTTCATCGGGTTTAGATTTATACGCTTTTTTAGATAATGAAATAACAATTGAACCGATGCAAAGAGTATTAATACCCACAGGGATTTATATTCAATTAGATGAAAATTACGAAGCACAAATAAGACCACGTTCTGGTTTGGCATGTAAGCATGGAATTACGGTATTAAACACACCGGGTACTATTGATAGTGATTATCGTGGTGAAATTAAGATTTGTTTAATTAATTTGGGGGATAAACCATTTGTTATAAAAAATGGTGATAAAATTGCACAAATGATTATTAGTGAATATGTAAAAGTTAATTTAGTTGTTACAGATAAATTGGAAGAAACGCAAAGAAATTCGGGTGGTTTTGGTTCAACTGGTATTTAAATAATAAACATATGAAGCAATATTTAGATATATTACAAACAATTCTTGATAATGGTCGAGAAAAGGAAAGTGGTAGGGCTAATATGCCAAATACGATTGGTATTACTGGTGCTAGCATTAAAATGGATTTACGTAAGGGTTTTCCGTTAATAACAACAAAAAAAATTTATATAAAGGGTGTTATTATCGAATTATTATGGTTTCTTAAAGGTGATACAAATATTAAGTATTTGGTTGATAATAATGTTAATATTTGGAATGATGATGCGTTTAGATGGTATAATGAAAAATATGTAAAAGAACACAATGCACCTAAATTAACAATTGATGAATTTTTGAAAAAAGTTAAAGATGGTGCAATGTATTCATATCCCGATAAGAATGGATTTACAATGAATGTGTATAAATACGGTGATTTGGGTAAGGTTTATGGTTATCAATGGAGAAATCAAAACGGCGTTGACCAAATTAATGGAATAATCAATGGATTAAAAACAAATCCATATAGTAGATATCATATATTAGATGCTTGGAATATTAGTGATTTTAATAAAATGGCATTACCACCGTGTCATTTGTTATATCATTTTATTGTAAGACCATTAACTATTGAAGAAAGGGTTGAATATGTAAATGTTTTGAATGAAAATAAAGAATACACTCACGATGATTTGGATAAACTTAACGCACCTAAATTTTATTTAGATTTAAATATGTATCAACGTAGTGCTGATATGTTTTTGGGCGTACCATTTAATTTAGCAAGTATGTCTCTATTATTGATGATAATTGCTAAAACGTGTAATATGATTGCTGGTACTGCAACTTGGATTGGTGGTGATGTTCATTTGTATAAAGAACACATACCGATGGCAATGGAACAATTGAAAAGAAAACCATACCCATCACCTAAATTAAATATTAAAAAAGAATTAAATACTATTGAAGATATTGAAAATTTAACATTTGATGATTTTGAAATTATGGGATATTATCATCACGATGCAATAAAGGCTGAATTATTTACAGGGTTAAAAAAATAAAATGAATTAATGTTAATGCTATATGCTATAATAGTGTTACTATTATTGATTGTGGCTTTATTATCTGCATCAATTTTCATTTTATTAAGAAAAACCATAATATTTTCAAAAAAAGAAAAGGAGTATATCAACTTTGTGATTGATGTTTTTTGTGATTTTGGTGATGATTTAGGCATACAATCGAAAGATCAACACAAAAAATTGGTTGATGAATTAAATAAAATAAAGCAAAAAATCAACAATCATAAAAATGAGTAAGAATTATACTGCAGTTGATGAGTATTATAAAGAAAATCAAAAGTATGAATTTCTTATTTGTCATTTTAAAAATACAACATTGACGAACAAATCGTTCATAAAAAGAAAAGTTGATGAAAATATTTGAAGCAAATATTTCCCATCAAGTAGCTGACTTGCTCAATAAAAAGTTAAGTCAAGTTAATCTTTTTGAAACTGCCAATGAAAAATTAGTTGATGCCTTCAACATCAATAATTTCTTTGGTAGTCAGGAAGAATATGAAGTTTTCAAAGATGCAATTTCATTAACACAGAATATTGTAGCTGAACCTGATCGCACCGAATATGGTGACTTTCAGACCAATCAAAATTTGGCAAAAGCTGTTACGCATTTTCTTAAAACTCAGAAAAAAGTAAACCCCAAACTTGTCATTGAGCCAACTTGTGGGAAGGGAAACTTCATCGTTGCTGCACTTTCATCATTCAATCATATCGAAACGATTATTGGAGTTGAAATATACAAGCCATACACATGGGAGACAAAATTTAATATCATTGAGTTTTATATTTCTAACCCAAGTAAACGCAAACCTAAAATCGAGATTTTTCACTTCAATGTATTTGATTTTGATTTTGGCTCACTTGTAAGTAAATCCAGAGATGAAATTTTGGTTTTGGGAAATCCGCCTTGGGTTACAAATTCTAAATTGAGTAGTTTGGATTCAAATAATCTGCCTCAAAAATCAAACTTTAAAAAGCATAATGGTTTTGATGCTATTACAGGAAAAGGAAATTTTGATATTGGTGAATACATCACACTTATGATGTTTGATGCTTTCCAAAACTCAAACGGACATTTGGCATTTTTAGTAAAAAATTCGGTAATTAAAAATGTAGTGTATGACCAATACCAAAGAAAATACAAGATTTCAGACATCGAAAAACTAACAATTGATTGCAAAAAAGAATTTGGCGTTTCAGTAGAAGCTGCTTTGCTTTTTTGCAAACTAAATTCTAAACCTGAATACACTTGTAAAGAATTTAATTTTTACCAACCAACAAAAAATGTAAAAGAGTTTGGTTGGGTTGCTGACAAGTTTGTTTCCAATACTGATTTATATAAACATAGTTTTAATATTGACGGAGTTTGTCCGTTTGAGTGGCGACAAGGTATCAAACACGACTTGTCTTCTATAATGGAGTTAGAACGTGTAAACGGACATTTTGTGAATGGAAAACAAGAAGAAGTAAACCTTGAAGAAGACTTGGTTTTTGGAGTGCTTAAAAGTTCCGATTTAAAACAAACTGTTATCAACCAACCAAGAAAATTCACCATAATCACACAGAAAAAGGTGGGACAGGACACTTCCTTTATCAAACAGAAATATCCTAACACATTCAGATATTTGCATTCACATAAAGCATATTTCGACCAGAGAAAATCAAGCATTTATAACAACAAACCTGACTTCTCGATATTCGGAATTGGCGACTACTCTTTTTTACCATACAAGGTTGCAATTTCAGGACTTTACAAAACATTTACATTCAGTATAATTTTACCTTTGGACGACAAGCCTTTGATGCTTGACGACACTTGTTATTTTTTAGGCTTCGACAACATTGAATTTGCTGCTTACACAACCATTCTTCTAAATTCTGACAAGACAAAAGAATTACTACAAGCCATTACATTTTCAGATGCAAAACGGACTTTCACAAAAGACATTTTAATGCGAATTGACCTTTACAAATTAGCAACACAATTTTCAGACGTAGCGTTACAGACAGAAATCAATTCAATAAATAAAAATTACAATTTACAGGTTTCACATGACAAGTGGGAAGACTTTTTACAAACATTAAAACAAAGACAATTAGCGAAGCAAATGGACATTTTCGCATTGACGGATGAAGAAGCACAACGCACAACAGCAGTTTGGCGAAATGGCGGGTGAACCATTTTTATGACAGTTTAGTGCTAAATCAAAGTGCAGTTCTTCGATTGAACTTTTGTGCTAAAAATCCGCCACTACGCCAAGCCGCAAAACGTTTTATATATAGAAGATTTATATTTTCTTATTTAAAGAATTTTAACCATTTGATTCGTTAATAAAGGGTACAATATCTTCTTTAACTGGAATTGCAATAATTTTTTTCCAGTATGGTTTAAAACCACCAATAGTTTTTTTAGTTTCATCGCTAATATAATTAGCGTTTTCAACTTCATAATATCTATTCTTTTCACCACTCATATTATATTCAATAATATCACCTCTATCAATTTCAACGTTTTTATTTTTCAATTCATTAAGATATATACCAATAATCAATCTACCAGTATCATCTCTTGAAATACCCCCATTGCCATAATATTCTTGTTTTGCATCTTCAACAGTAACCATTGCATTGAGTTTTATTGGTGTCATGAATTTTTTATCTTTTGCTTTTGCTTGACCATATAATGAATGTGATTTAGTTTCAATTACATTTATTTTGTGTAAAATGATTTCTTGAACGTTATCGGTTTGTAAATAATTCATACCATATAAAACATCTAACTCAAATGAATTATCAGTCATAAATAATCCATAACGTTCTTCTTCTAAATCAAGATATTGTTTCTTTTTTTTCATATCAAACTAACATATAATATTATATTGGTATTATTGGGTATTGTGGTGGCTGATAACCACGTTCTTTATTCACATTTTCAGCAATTTTTGCACGGGTTTCAGTTAATTTTTCTTGACTTATTTTATCCAAAGTTTCTTTTATAATTTTTTCAGTATCTTCTTTTAATTTAAGACCCTCATCTAATAAATGTCGATAATCCATAGTTAACTGTTTTTCAGCAACACCAAGTTCACCACTATAAAAACCACGAATACCGCCGATAACAATTTTAACCTTTGCAATTAATAAATTACGTATTTGTTGACGTGCAACATCGTTTAATTTTTCCCATTTCAACACTTTTATTGGTGGATCGGACGGTAATCTAACCACATCGTCATTTTCATCAATACATTTTTCTCTTTCTTCATCCGATGTTGTATCATAATACCAATACCAAACCTTTCTACCAGCATAATGTTTACCCCATGATGGTGCAATTTCATGTCTACTATTGGGTATTGGATATAAGTGTAACATTTTTTCACCACTTGCCAAACCAGTTATACGATAAGTCAATGTTGATTGCAACACTTTTTGTTTCATTCGTCTATCTTGTGCGCTTAATAGTATTGAATATGTTGGTTGAACATATAATGCTGGTCTACCAAGATATGACATACCCATCATACCAGCACTCCAAGCATTTAATGCAAATGGGTCAACCAATCCACCATCGATTTCGGGTGGTGTTTCCCACAAAACTTCATTAATTTCACGACCTTTTGGTATAATATAATGTTGTGTGTTTTCTTCAGTTATAATAAAATCTCTTTTTAATTCCCATTTATTCGATGCTGGTGCGTTTGTACCTAAACCCAATTGTTTTGAATATGCATATGTAAACGATTCCATATAATGGTTGGACTTATAAGTTATTGCTTGTAATAAATCATTATTACTGCTCATTTTAATACCTTCAATACCAACCCATTGTTGTTCAATTAGCCAACTATTAACAATAGATGAATAATCTTCAATCACCATTTCTAAATACGAATCCATCATTTCGTCTTTAATTTCAAATGGTCTTAGCGGATATCCCAATTCGTGTTTAACGTGTAAATAAAGTTTATTTTTTTCTGCTGTTGAAATTAATGCCATATTTATACTTGTTTAATATTAAACATAATGTTTATTTTAAATAAATACTTTTTTTGTATAAAAAAATATTATGTTTTTTTTATAAAATATACTATATTTGTAGTCGTTAATTGTGATTTATTATGTTTAATATTGAATATGATATTGATATTGATAAAAACGGCAGACCATTTTTAGTATTATCTGATGAACATGATGATAATCCTGAAGATAAATTTTTTGCCATTGAAGTAACTTATTATATTTTTTATCATTTACAGAATAATGTAAATTATAATATAAGTGAAAATACAAAAAATAAATTAAAGGAATGTACGGAAATAATTGGTCAAATAAGTGATGAGTTTGCAAAAATTTTGATTGAAAAAATGAAAACATCAGGTGATGTGTCATTTTTATTTAATTCAAAATACCATTTTACCGCCAATTCATTTCAAGAATTGGAAAGTATGAAACGTTATAGTTATTATTTTTTTAATAATAAATTATTTGAAATAAAAAAAGGATTAAGAGTTTTGATTCTTGAAGAAAAATCTATTTTTGAATTAGATATAGACGAAGATAATAATAATCATTGGAAATTAATTTCATCATATGAAGGCAACTGACGAACAGAACAGAATATTTCATTTTATAAAAAATAGACCTGAAAATATATTAATAAAAGCATTTGCGGGTACTGGTAAAACAACAACGATTGTTGAGGCTGTTAAATTATTACCTAAGGATAAAAAAATACTGTATTTAGCATTCAATAAACATATTCAAGAAGAGTTGAAAACAAAATTGCCAGAATATGTTAGATGTTATACTACGTATGGTCTTGGTGTTTCTGCAATAAAAAGAAAATATGGTGATAAAATTGTTTTTGATGAATTTAAGATTGATAAAATAATTCAAAAAAAATCAAAAAATTGGGATTTGTCGGTTGAGTTTAATGATAATGAAGATGAGATTAATTTATACTTAAATAATATAAAAAAATTGGTTAATTTATGTAGATTAACATTAACAACAAATATTGACTATATCCCCTATCTTTGTGATAGATTTGATATACCGATATCAAAACCTAAAGATATAAAAAGAACGTTGAAAATACTTGATGATTCAACAAACGATAGAACCACATACGATTATATTGATATGATATACTTACCTGCAATTGATAGTAGTATATGGTTATTTCCACAAGATTATGTATTTGTTGACGAAGCCCAAGATTTAAATCGATGTCAAATAAAAATAATTGAAAAAACACTAAAAAAAGATAAAAAAACTGGTAAAATAATTGGTCGATTGGTTAGTGTTGGTGATAATTTTCAAACAATCTATGGTTTTAATGGTACTGATGATAAATCATTCGAATGGTTTGAAAAATTTCCAAATACAAAATCGTTACAATTATCGATATCATTTAGATGTTCAAAAAATGTAATAAAAAAAGCACAGGAAATTGTTCCCGATATTAAAGCATTGCCAGATGCACCTGATGGTATTGTTAGGGATGGTAATGTACTCGATGAAACGAGAGATGGTGATTTTGTAATATGTAGAACAACAACACCATTGGTTAAATTATTTTTTGAATTTTTATCGAAAGGAAAAAAAGCAATTATAAAAGGGTCTGATATTGGTATACATCTCATTGAATTAATCGGTAATGTTAAAACAATTGATAAATTAATTAATTTTTGGACAATTGAATTGGAAAATTATGCGAATGATTTAAAATCACAAGGTATATTAAATCCAGATGATCATAATGGATATGCTAATTTAGCGGATAAAGTAAATACTTTATTATTTTTGGCAAAAATATCTGATAACATTTCAGATTTAAAGTATAAAATAAAAACAATATTTACCGATGAATTACATGGTATTGTATTAAGTACTGTTCATAAAGTTAAGGGTCTTGAGGCAGATAGAGTTTTCATTATAAGACCCGATTTATTACCAATGAAAAACACAAAATCTTGGCAATATATTCAAGAAAAAAATTTGGAATATATTGCATATACAAGAGCAAAATATGAATTAATTTTTGATTATAATTGGAGTGATGAGAAATAAAATAAAAATAATTTATTATGGAATGGATAGTAAAAATTGATAACAAACCAAAATTTAGAATTTTAGTTAAATACAAGCCATTGGATGATTTATTAGTTTTTTATGGTCAATATAAAATTAATAATTTAGATTGGATTGATTTTAGTGTATATGAAGTTAATAAAAATGTTGATTTAGATACAATACAATCAACAATGATAAAGGTATATAATCAATTAGAAGAAAGAGTTACAGTTTATGAAAATCTTTCTGAAGGTTTTTCATATATTAAGCGTATTGAGGTAATGAAAGACTAATAATGTTCAAATTGTGCTAATGTATTATTGTTAATAATTTCTTGATTATTTAATGTAACATTACTATCGAATGTACCATTTGTTTGTTCTTGTATATTCGTATAGTTTTTATTTAATGCGTTTATATTTGCGTTTAATACGCTAATAGCACTATTAATATCGCTTAATTTATCGTAAAATATTCTATTTTGTTCTTTTTGATCGCTAATCATCCTTTCGTATTGTTGATATTAATAATAATAGTATTGTTATTATATTTTTTTTCATCACATCCATTAAAATACATGTATAAATACTTTGGTTGTTGATTATTTTATATGTTTTTTATTATATATTAAAATAAAAATGGCTACTAAATCGTAGCCATTTTTATTACTAATTAACAATATTTATTATTGTAAATCACCAATTCCAAAGGTTTGTAGACCATCGCAGAAAATTCTACCGTAGTAACGGTTAAGAACCATTTTCTTTGCGTAACGAGTTAAAATACCACGTATTGGTGTGAAGTCAAAAGGATTGTACATAACAGGTGTTAGTTGCATTGGAATGTATGGTGCATAAATATAACCTGTTTCAAGTATGCTATTACCTTTATGACCAATCAGAAGGGTATTTGCGGGTGCATATGGATCACGATATACAATATAACGACCACTAAGAACACCAATTTTTTCAATACCCATATTATACTTATCCTGTTCAGGTGAAGCGTTTGAAACGTGGAAATATTCAAGATCATCAAACACTGCAGAAATTTCAGGCGAAACTACGATAAATGAAGCACCACCACGAAGTGTTGATTTGTGAATTTGTGCTGAAATTTGATTAATTTTTGTAACAAGTGTTTGATTCCAATCCTTTTGTACACCATAGTAGGTTGAAGTACCCTTACGTAATCCGTTATAATCCCAACGAGCAGTCCAAGCAGCACCCCTACGTAAATCACGAAGAATTTCACGGTCGATTTCGGCTGCCATTTGTTCTGATAATAAAGCGGTTAATTCTGCTTCAGCATCAATATTGTGGAATGCGCTTACGTCTTGTGCAAGTTCAGGAGTCCACATTGAACGTAACTTACGTGTTTCAACAGAAACAGTTACCTGATCTAATGTGAAATTAACTTCAGCCATACGTGAATCTTCTTCAAGGTCACTGTATGTTTTATATGTAATGGTGAATTTTGGTGATGTTGCTGCACTTAATGGTTGATAACCATTAGTTCCGGGATATTGCAGGTCTACAATTAATGTAATTTCACCATTCTTATTAACAATACCCTGACCATATTTTTGTACTTTAACATTATATGGTATTGATTCACCAGCAGCAATAGATTCTGATGTATATGGTGCAGGTGCGGTTAAATTAACATCAGCACTTACTTTTAAACCAGCAAGGAACGATTCGGTATCAATTGGAGTACCAGCAGGACCTACTAATTTACCATCATTTGATGTTGAAAATCCACCAACAACAATTGTTGCAAATTTATCAGAACCGATTGTGAATGGTGCAGTAGGTGTGATGCCAGTAACAACCACTTCATTAACACTACCCTTTGAACGGTCAAATAGCGATTCACCCTCATCACCATACTCAGTTGCATAGAATGCATCGTATAATGAACGTGATTCGAATTGTGTCATTTCGTTGGGTAATTTTTCAGCAGCATTACCATATGCACCATCGGGTGAAGTATGTAAACCATTAACTCTAACACTAGTTCTTGGGTTGATAAAGAATAGTTTACCAATAGGTAAATTAAGTGCTTGTACTGATACAATATCATTTGCAAGAAGTTTTGCAAAAACCCTACGAATTACTGGGAATGCAACTGTTTCAAATTGTCCGCTTGATGACGAATCGCTAGATTCGTTAATCATATATGACAATTGATTTTCAAACAATTGTGCACAGTTTTCCTTAACATTACCTTCCAGACCTTCAAGTAGTCCGATTTTATCCCATCTATTAACAATAATTTCTCTTTGTTCACGAAGTTGTTTTAATCCAATATTACCAACTTCTGCACTTTCCATTAAAAATCCCATAATCTAAATATTTTTAAATTTTAATATTATTTTTATTATTATTTGCCCCTATTTTCGATGTATTGGTAAATTCTTTTAATTCTACCAATATGTTCATTGTTTTCATATACAGTTTTTTCAATTACTTCATCGAGTTTTTGTTTTGAAGAAGGAAGTATTGAGGCGGATACTTTCTTTTCAATACTTTCAGTTAAACTATTCTGATTGTTTTTCAATTCAGAAAGAATTGATTTGTATTTTTCTTGTGATTCAGAAATAGTGTTAACTTTTTTAAATTCGTTAATAATTCTAATTTTATCTTCTTGTGTTAATGCGAGCGATTCATTAACAAATAAATTATTAACATGTGCTAAATTAGTGTTAAAAATTGCCATTTCCTTCAATTGTTCTCTATATTTTTCCAATGCGGTTTTGTATTGTTCGATTAAAGAATTTACGGATTTTTTATAATTTTCCATTTCATTAATCTTTTTTATTAATTTCTTATTCTCCTCAATCAAACCTTTTAGTTTTTTTTCAGATTCACGCATTGAAAATCTCATACGGCTAACATTACCTTGTGTTTGATAATCTTTTCCGGGTAAGTTACCAGTAGTCGCTCTTTTATTTGGAAATGACATGCCGATAGTTTCATCAACAGTATCATCATCCTCGTTATTATCATTTGCGTCAATTGTTTGATTTTCATCATCAATTTCAGCAAAATCATTTAAATCATCAACGTTTTCGGTGTCATTATTATCATCGAATTCATCTGAAAAATTATCAAGTATTTCAGATAATTCTTCCAAATCGTCATCGCTAAGTTCTTCAACATTATTAGCGTCATCACCGTCGTTGTTTTCGGATGGTTTTATTGTTTGTAATATATCGTCAATTTCATTTTTTATGTCAGATAATTTTTCAAAAATTTCTTCATCTGTTTCATCATTTTCAACATTTTGTGTGTTGAAATCATCACCATCTTCAGAATTTTCAATATTCAAATCATCAGTATCTTCTGATTCATTATCATTTGAAATATTTTCAAGTTCTTCACCTAATTCTTCCATAGATTTAATTTCGTTTTCAATATCATCCATTGTAATGATTTCATCATCATCATCGGCATTTTCTAATGTAGTACCGACAGTTGAGATATCAAGTTCTGTTATATCAAACTCTTCTTTTTGTATGTTTTTTTCCTCTTCAGACTTTACGGTCTTTTTTTCGTTTTTGTTAGTATCAATACTTTCATCATTATCAACCAAATTGGTTTCTTTTTTTTCTTTTTTCATATCAGTAATTTCATTATTATTTTTATTGTTATTAATTTCTAATTCTTCATTTTCTTCAATTTTTTTATATGATTTATTAATTGCATTATTTTTACTTAATTCTTCTTTTAACAAATCATTAAATTTTTCCGAAAACTCTTCTGCTAATTTCTTTTTTGCGTTAGCGTCTGCTGCTTCCATAATTGCATTATATTCACTTAACGCTTCTTTTAATATCGAAGATTTATTTTCCTTATCCATATTTTATTATATATGTAATGTAATACCGTAATTTTTATATAAATACATTGTTGTTAAGAAAAAGTATAAAAAATAATATTTTTCTTATTTTAGATTATTAATTGTATTATGATAAAAAATTATTAATTGCATTATGGATTATAATATCACTTTTTTTATCAAAAATTAAATCATTGTTATTTAATAGTTGTGAATTTTTATTTTTTTGATACTCTTCGTTAAATTCAATTGATTTTATTGGTGATAAATACGCACCGGGTGTGCTTGGTGTTGCCACCAAATCAAAACCAATAAGTTCAAAATCGTTTTGTACAATATTTTTTCCGTTTACTTGTTTTAATGAACCAACACCACGACTTGATATACCAATTTTTATATTATTTTGCAAATAAAGTAATATTTTATCACCAACGACAGAAACTACGCCATATTTCAAAAAACCGGGGGTTACTATTAAATTTATTTGTCCAAATAATACATTTTCTTCATCACCTTTGCCCCACCACATTTTCACAATCTTATGAGAAACATTTTGTAATGAGATTACGCTTGAATCTGGATGGTCTGCTTCAGATATTGCTGAATCGCTTTGAATTAATTTCATATATTCGTTAACCTGTGGTACTAAAACTTCCTTAGGATAAATTCGACCATTTCTATTTTCAACCCCCCATTTTTGTAATACGCAGTTGATTAAGATAGGTTCATCAATTTTTGTATTAAATGTTTCAAACAATAAACCATTATTAAGTTCGGGACTAATATAACCAGCATCGTTTTCAATTAAAATGCCATAACCATACTCACCCGCTTGTAATATTCTACTCATATTTTTTATTTATTATAAATATCAATTTTTTATCGAATTATTTTTATTTAAATTAATATTATGCGCATTTTCAATAAATAGTTTAGTTTCTAAATTAAGTATTAATGCATCAATTGCTTTTTTAATTTCTCTCAATTTTTCTGTTTTATTGGGCATATTTATATAAATTTAATTATAAATATTATTTGTTTATTAAATCATTCAATTTATTTGAAATTTCATCTAACTTAACAAATATTTTATCAGATTCTAATGTCAATAATTTTTCATTTAAATCAAGTAAAGTAGAAACACCATTTAACACCAATAATGTTTCTTTTTCGCTTTCAATCCATTGACGATTTTTTATTTCTTCTCTTTTTAACATTTCAACTCTAATTTTCTCAAGAGTATCGGAATGTTCTTTTCAAATGATATCAATTTTAGCAATATATTGCTGTTGTAATTGTTTAATTTCAGAATTTTTTTTTCTTAATTTAATCATTGCTAATATAATAACACTAAAATGCACAATAATAATAGCGGTAAATAATATGATTATCATAAAACAGTTCAAATCTTCCATGATTTAAATTATTTTATATAAATAGTTTGTTTTGTTCAATTTTTATTTAATTTTTTGTTTTTTTACATTTGTGTATTTATAATAAAATTAATCAAACATGGCAATTGATTTTATAAAAGACCCAAATCAAATTAGCATTGGTAGTGGAATTAAAAATGCGATACCTGCATACCAAAATATGTATATATTTGCCGAATTGGAAGTTTTTGGTAAGAGTAGAAGTATTATAATAACATCAAATGGTACTAATAGTGAAAATAATATAATTAATGATACTTATAGTAAAATTAGTTTATTAGGTTATGCCCAAGAAAATGATAGTAATTATGGTAATTATACAACTAATTATTACTACGGTAGTGTCACTGATGGTAAAAAACAATATGAAGGTTTTGGTATTGATTCAATAAAAATAGTAGTAAATTCATCATATGTACCACAAGTAAATATAAGATTTGTGGATATTAGGGGTCAGGCTTTTTTAAATTTGGGTGAAAAATCACCGTATAGTGTTTTGTTTGATTTTCCACCACCAACATATAAATTAACTGTAAAGGGATATTATGGTAAACCAGTAACATATTTGTTACATATGGTAAAACATTCAGTTGAATTTAATTCTGAAAATGGTAATTATATTATTGATGCAGATTTTATTGGTTTGACATTTGCGCCGTTAAGTGATGTTTTGTTTAGATATGTTGTTAATTTTAATTTACCACCAATTAATAATGATATACAAATTTCACTTAATAGTAATAAAGCCCCTCAAAACACATACGAGTTGATATTAAAATTAAGGAATTTTTATTCAAGAATATCTGAATATAAATCAAACAGTAACGTAGTTTCATTAGAAAATACAAAAAAAATTAAAGGAAAAATAAGAGATATTATTGATATTATTAATAATTATAAAAATAATGATATATTAAAAGTTTATAAACCTTATTTAATCATAAGTGAAAAATTATCAACAAAATATGATGAAATTGGTGGTAATAATAATATAGTGGATGTACAATATATAAAAACATCTGATGGGACAAATTATGTTGAAGCCACTAATAATGGTCAAAGAGTTGAAAGAACTGTTACTAAAATAAATAATCTTAGTGATTATAATAAAATTATTAGTTATATTGGTAGTAGTGATTCCGTTGATAATATATCAAAAAGATTATCAATTGCATTTATCAGTAGTAATAATGAAATTACATTAACCGATGTTTTAAAAAAATATAATAATCAAACATTGTTAGATAAAATTGATCCATCGTTAAATATTAATCCAAATACTAATTTGATTGGAAAATTTATTGGTGATAATAATATTGAAACCAATACTAAAATCGCAACAGAATATGTTTATTTGGATATTTCCGAATTATATATTAATTTGTATAAAAAAATTATTGATACAAATAACAAAGAAACCGAATTGGTTGATGTGGTTTCAAATGAAATTAGTAGTATTATAAATAATGATTTGGGTTTTATACCAACAATTCGTAACATATTTGAAATAATATTAAATGATGTTGATAATTTTTTTGATGTTTTAAGAAAAACATCAATTGATGCTGAAAATATTCACAATAATAGTGATCAAATTAATATAATTACAAATAATTTTAGTAATGATGTTTATAACCAAAAACATGTTTATGCATTTCCACTAATAATTGAAAAAAAAGAGAATGTTGAAGAAAAGGTTGCTCCTATTAAATTAGTATCAAATGGTGCAAAATTTCCAGAATTAGATTTGGTTAAAAACTTTATCGATACATTTAAATACCAATCAAATTATGAAAAAGTGTATAATCTTAGAAATGAACAAAATGATGATGGTTCATATAGATGGTATCCAATATCACCAATTGATTCAGTTATTGGTGGTGCGTCATATGTAAGTCCTTATTATACAAATAATATTTTACAAAACAATGATAATTTTATTATTGATGTTTTTTATAAAATATTAGTAAAACGTTTTTATGCTTTATCTGAAGGTATTTTAAATAATTATTTTTTTTCAAACAACTCAAGATTTGCGAATGATTATATTAAATTATATTCAGAAATTGAGGCAATTAACATTTTTGAAACAATAAAAAACGATATAAAATTAATCGATGTTTTTAAAAACGAAGCAACTAAATATGCAAATAGCACTGATTTTGTTTATAAAAAAATCACAACATTAAATGACAACGGTATTAATTTATACAGTTTTGATGATAATCAAATAAAATCATTTGATATTGATGATAATACTTCAATTTATTTGGATAAGAATGATGATAATTTCATTGGTTTAAAAATTGATGATAAACAAGTTAATATAAAAAATGAAACTGGGGGTGGTAACGATGTTTTTGAAAATTTTGTAAATGAAACAAAAACAAAATGGTTTTCGGGTGTTGGTGTTGGTTCTGAATATTATAAATTTACACAAGAAAATAATATTTATATTCCAGATATTACATCTGACAATACATACAATACGAGATATCTTTCAAAGAGAAGTATATTAGGATTGAATTATAGTGATGATAATAATTATATTAGATTAAAGGAATATGGTAATAAACGAATTAGTAATTATAGTGAAATAAATATTGATAACGTTAAAAGAAGATTTAAACATCAAGAATCGATGTCTAAAATTTGGGTTGATGTTTTAGAAAAAAATGATAATAATTTATATGACGTAATAATCAATAACAATGGTGATTTATATGATACACATATAAGTACTGTGGTGTTATTATCAAATTTTGGTAGTACATTAAGTCCATTTGAAAACAGTAGTGAAGTTGGTTTAAATACGTTATTGTTTAAACAACCTGCAATTATTCAAACACCAAAATTTCTAACAACCTATATTGGTTCATTGGTTGCAATTTTAGAGGTGGGTAAAGTAGACCGACTTTTTAATTATATTACGGGTAACAGTAATGTATTTGTTAATAGAGGTTATCGAATTATTGCCGATTTATACGATGTAAAAAATTATTTATCGGTGTCAGACAAGAAAGTTTTTTTAAACGAATATAATACATTTATTGGTAGTAGTGATTTTAGTACTATTAAAAGTGTGTTGTTAAATGCATATAATTCGGCAAATAATGGTGATGATGATAAAGGTGATGTTTATGAAGAACAATTAAAACCAATTTTTGAAATTTTAAATAAAAAAACAAATATAATTAATTATACTCGTTTAACATTTTCATATCCTAATATTAATAACAATAATACCAATCCAGATATTTACTATAAAAGTATTTCAAAACTAATCGAAAATACTAACAATAATAATAGAAACAATAAAACTAATATTGAAAATTATTTTAAAAATTTTTTTAATAGGTTAAGGAATGAATTAGTAAAAATACAATCACAAGTGAAAGAAAAATCTGATGTTGAAAACAAAAAATATGAAGATTTTGATATTATAACACAAACATATTATTCATTTAAAAATATTAATGATAAATGGTTAACAACTAGTAATAGTGTGAAAGGGTATCCATTTAACAGAGAGAATGGTAAATTAAAGGATTTGTTCGTGTTTGTTGATAGGGCAATGAATCCTGTTGATGATACTATTATAAATGTGGAATATTTATTAAATGTTTTTGATGATCCAAATGTCAGTGTGTATTCTGTATTATCTGGGTTATTATCTGCAAATGGTTTTGAATTTTTTCCATTACAAAATTTTTTAGTGTTGGGTAATGATTGGGAAGATACATTTAAAATTTATAATGGATATGTTGATACACAAATATCAACGGCATTTATTTGTATGTATATCGGTGGTAATTCTAAATATCCCACAATAACGAATTCGGGATTCAAACCAGATGGTTTTTCATTTGAAACACCACCACCTGATTTTAATAGCAATCAAAATATAGTTCAAAATAACAATAATTTTCCGTATAGTAAAGTACATGCATTTCGTGTTAAATTTGGTGAGCAAAATCAATCCATGTTTGTTAATATTAAAATTGATAGTAAAGAATATGGTGATACTAATGAATCTATTCAAATTTTATCTAGATTAGCAAATGATACCAAAGGTAATGCACCAATACCAAAAGGACAAAATTTGTACAATGTATATGAAAATAGGTCATATAAAGCAACAGTTACATCACTTGGTAATATGATGATACAACCAACACAATATTTTCAATTAGATAACATACCATTATATAATGGTGCTTATATTATACTCAATGTTGAACATAATATTACACCAAATAAAATGTTAACTACGTTTAGCGGAACTAAAATACCGCAATATCCAATACCAAGAGTAACAAATCCAATAGCATTTGGTGGTTTAATTAATATATTAAATCTTGATGATAGTGTTGATTTAAATACAGTTGATTATAATTATGATAATGTTGATGATAATGCATATAACATGTTAAAATTGAAATGATTATGACAAATGATTTAAAAATTATAAATAAATATCAATTAACACAATCAGGTTGTGATTTTATTAGAGATTATTGTAAAAAAAACTATAACACACTAATTTCTGGTAAAAATAAATATGGATTGCCTTATAGTAGATATGCTTATGATGTGGATAAAATATGGAAATCCAAAGCGAAGTATGATGGTAAATCAATCGATAATGGTGATATGTTAGGAAATGCACTAATTGATTGGTATAATAAGTATGGTGAATTATTTAAAATTGATCCAAATATATTGGCAGCACAAGCATATGCTGAATCTGGATATAAATTATGGAATTATGCAAAAACAAGCACTGCATCTGGTATTAGTCAATTTATAAAAAGTACTGTAAAAGAGATAATAATAAATAATAAGTTTAATATCACAGATATTCTTTTTACGGAAGATGAAATTGACGCAATTACAAAGGATGTTGATTTAATAAATTATGAAAATATTTCAAATAGACATCAATTACATCAAAATATAACAGACAATCCAGAAATAATGATAAAAGCACAATTTATTTATATGAATTATATTGGAAATAAATGTGATTATTTGGCAAGTAGTTCATTATTTGGTTATAATAGGGGTCATGCTTTTGTAAAAAAAAATTATAAAGATTCAATAATATCTGCAGCGAAATATAAACTTTATTATGAAATTGAAGGAATTGGATATGTTGATAAAATATTTAAGTTTTTAATTAAATATTTTGGGTACAATGATTTGAAAAAGGATTATGATGATTAATAATATCATTGTAATTTCTTTTTTAATTCAAAAAGACTTATGATATTATCATCAACAGTGTTTGCATCAAAATTCATGTTATTTATTTTTTCAATTGCCAAAGTAACATTACTTTTCAAATCATCACTATTTATTTGTTCTAATAATATTTTGGTTTCTTTCTTATAATCTTCCAATAATTGTTGTTTTTTATTATTATCAGATTCAAATAATGTTTTTAATAATGTTTTTTCATCATCACTAAGTGTACTGTATTTTTCATTAAATTTATTTATTGCAATTTCAATAACAACATCATTAACTTCATTATCTGTTGTATTATCAATTAGTTCTATTTTTTTATTTTTGGGTTTTTTTAAATGTTCTAAAACAAATACAAATGATTCATGAATACCATCAACATCGATATCGTTTGGTGATTTTAATGATTCTCTAATCAATTTATCAATTGATTTGTATAAGATAATATCATAATTATCTTCAGGTATTTCATTTTCATTAATAAATTTTGATATTTTTTGTCTTTCAAAATCAATTTCATCAATTGTATATGTTTCAAATAGTTTGATATTATTATCAATATAACGAGTTGCAATAATATCATTATCAATGTATTTGTTTTTTAAATTATTAAATACATTAAATTCTAATTGAAGTAATGGTGATTTTTTAACAACATCTAAAAAATCTGATGCAATTGTTTGTGATTCGTTAATTTTATTTTTTTCAAAAAACGAATCTCTTATTTTATTACAAATAACAAAACTTGCGATACCGATATTAGTGTTTTTCATAAATATCAAGTGATTTTATTATATAAATACTATAAATAAATTCAAATGTTATTAATTTATAATATATTATTATAAATAATTGTAAATTAATTTATATTTCAATATCATCTAAATCATCCCAATCAATATTTTCAGCATCATTATTATCAGTATGTTCAGTATTAAATGATTGTGTTTTTTTAATTAGATTATCAATTTCATTAATCATACTATTTACAGTTATGTTTTGATTATTAACAATATTATTTGTTTCTTCGATGATTAATTTTTGATCTATCATATCTTTTACTGTGTGTTCTTTCGATGTGCCATATACTAATTTTTCGATATAATCGTTGTAATTAAATTTATTTTTTTCTTCAGAAATTTGTGGTGCTGTTTCCCCCCCTGCAGTTGGTTCTGAATTTTGACTTGTTTCACCACCTGTATTAACGCTTGGTAATCCACCACCCATTTCTGTGTTTGGTAACTCACCACCTATACTATTATTTGGCAAACCACCACCTATATTACTATTAGGTAGTTCATCACCCATATTATTAGTATTACCTGAATTTGATAAATTTTCATCGGGTTCACCATATTTGTTATCAATATCAACAAATAATCTGCTTTTCTTGATAATAACAGGCGCATCTGCTAATTCTTGCATTACAACCTTTTCCATCTTTTGTTGTTTCAAATCTTCAACAATTTCACTATCGCTCATATTAAATATTAATCTTTTTGCTCTAGTGTGTGACATGGCAGCAATACCATTTTCACCTCGTGTTAATTCTGAATATGTTTGTGCTTTTTCTCTTAATAATTGTGATTTTAATAGGTCTAATTGTGTACTTGGATTTGTTAATGTTAGTTTAAAGTTATTTAAATCCTCACCAGTAAAACCTAATAGGTATAAATGAATAATTGCCATTTTATTCAATTCCTGAATCATGGCTTGTTGTATTCGATTTACTTTTTTTGCAAACCTAATATCATATTGTGCCATATTTTTACCAGCACCAGATGCGTCTTGAAAACTTAAAAATGGTTTCGGTATTCCTAAACCAGAAAATAAATTATCTCGCAAATATTCGATGTCTTGAATTGCATCAAGATTTGATGCACCGGGAAGAGTATCTATACCAGTTTGAACATTACCGTTTCTAACTGGAATGTAATAATCTTCATCATTACCCAATATATTAAATCTATAATCAATTTGTCCGTCATTTGGTGATATTTGTGGTGCTCTTTTAAATTTTGTTGCTACTTTATAGATATAATTTTCAATATCATCTTCATCCATATTACCAACATCAATTTTAAATACCTTTTTTTCACCCGCTCTGATTATACGATATGTTAACATCGCATCTTCTGCCATAATTAGTTGGCGAAATACACGTCTTATTTTATTTAAAATCGATGAACCATATGGTAAATATTTATCATCACCCAATAATCTAAAATGTGCGATTTCAAAAATATTAAATTCATCACCAGTCATTCGTTCTTTAAATTTAACAACTGGTTTACCATCAATAACTCTTTCAAATCTTTCAATTTCATAATTAACCAATTGTTTTACGTGCGTAATTCCCTTTTTACGTTCACCATACATCAACACAAAATTATCACCATATTTAGCGGTGTTTCTAGTCCAAAAAGGAAGGTTTACATTTACGTTGACTATATTATAAAAAAAATCTTCTAAAATATTTTTTATTCGTTCTTTATTAGAATAAATGTTTAACATTTTACCATTATCACCAATAGTGGTTGCTTCTTCCATATACAAATCAAGTGCACTTGAAATTAATGGATAAAATTCCATACCCTCATAATCAACATATGCTGGTAATCGTGCTGCTTCATATTGTAATGCTTTTTGAAATCCCCTATCAGTAACTCTTTTAAATTTATTTATCAATTCTTTTTGTTGTTGTAATTCTAATCCCTTTTTATAAATATCTTCAGGTGAATTACCTTTAATTATAATCTTAGTGTTTTGAAAATTATTTAATCCTTGATTATTTCTAATATCGTTTTGATTTTCAAAACCAAATCCATCAAAATTAAATAATTTGTTTAATTGTTGATATATTGTTCCCTTATTTTCGGATGTTTTTGTATCCATATTTATTATTTTTTATATTTTTTTATAAATACTTAAATACTATCAAAAAGTATTATAATATAAATACTTTTTTTATGGTTTATTTATTTTTTAATCCGTTAAAAAGCCATGAATATGTGATATAAGGATTTAATTCTGAATTAGGGTTAGGTGGTATTATTGGTTTGTTTGGTGTGTTTTGTTTCATACCAATATCATTAATATCGTTAACAGAAAGAATCGCATTTAACATTTTTTCAGTAAATCCTTTATTTTGTTTAAATCTATTCATTGTGTAATTTAATGTATACAAACTGATGGCAAATCCCATAATACTATCATCATGAAAACTACGTTTATGGTCTGCAACACGATTGCCGGGTACGGTTATAAATGTTTTTAATTCGTTTAATAATCTTATTGAATGTATAACAACTTCTTCTAAATGTATTGCTCGTTGCATTTCAAGTAAAACTGATGCTCGATTATTACCAATAAAAAAACCGGGAACTAAATCAACTGTGATTGTAGTACCATCTGGCATTGTTTTTTGACTTCTTTTCACATAACCATGTAACATATCTCTACTCGGTTTGTGAGATATTTCTGCATAATGGATGTTATCGTATCCAAATTCTAATAATTTTTCTACTGTTTGAATACCAAAACCACCAGTAATATCAACAACACAATAGGCATTATTATATCTTTTACCGTATTGTAGTGCAATTTCTGCAAGTAATTGTGGTGTTACTTTACCATAATATTCAGCAACTTGTTCCGTTTTGTACTTTTTCAGTTTTACTTTTTTTTCTATATTATTTTTTATAATGTTTTTAATTTCAATATATTCTATTATTTTTAATATATTAATGGTTGAATAATCTTCCCCATGACCCGGTGATACATCAACACCCATAATATAATCTTCACCTACAATTGGGTCCTCCCATATCCAAAAATTTAAATCTGTAAATTCTTGTCTTATCGGTATTTTAACTTCATTTTCTTCAATTCTTTTTAAATATTTTTCATCAATAAAATTATCACCCGATCCTAAAAAAGAACATAAAATTTCTTGTGCAATTTTACGCATATCACCGTTTGCGTTTCGAACTTGTAATTCAAACCAAGGTGACGTTGCTTCCCATCCTTCATCATGTAATTTAATTCTTTTTTCTTCATCCCAATTTTCATCAATTAATCTAATTTCATTTTCTCTACCTTTATTTTTTACCCAAGTTAAATTTTTATTATAACGTGGATCATTAAACCACCAAAGTTCAACCGCTTTAAAATTATTTTCACCTGCACGTGCACCCATAAATGTTTTGTAAAAAACTGGGTCTAATCCAGATGGTGTGCTAACCATAATAGCACGACCACCAGTTTGTAATGTAGGTAATGCAGATGTCCAAAATTTATCCCCCTTTTCAGTCCAAGCAGTTTCATCCCAAAACAATAATGTTGGTGTCATACCACGGAGACCTTTTGAACTAAACGCACCTAAACGAGAACCATTATCATATAATTTTAATTTTTGTGTGTCTTTTAATCCTTTTTCAGTGTCTCTACCTGTTTTAGGTCTTAACCACTCAGGACAATTATCAATAAATTCAACAACATCAAACATTAATTCATCACGTGCAGTTTCAAGTTTATCTGCAACGATTGCAACTTGTCTATTGGGTTGAAACATAATATACCAAGCAATATATGCACAGGTTGTTGTTGATATGCCCGCTTGTCTATATTTATTTGCAATTACAAATCTTTCATTAAGATAACATTCGATTAATTTTTTTTGCATTGGAAATAGTTTAAATGGTACTATCATACCACTTTCACCTTGTGTTTGGTCAAATATTGTTAAATATGTTTCAATAAAATATATTGGATCAGATGCACATCTAATTATTTCAAACTCTTGTTCAGTATAAGTTAATTCACTTGCCCTTTTTATTATACCATTTTTTGTTACAATAATTGGTTCTTGTTTACCTGATTTTTTTCTAATTTCATATGCTAATTTTCTAGCATCTTCCTTTTCTTTTAATCGTTTTTCATCAAACTGTGTTCTATCAAAAACAGTTTCAAACGTTTCATCATCATTAATTTCATTAATATCATCAAAATCAACACTCATGTTCGTTTTTTTATATAAATACAGAATATATAAATAAAAAAAAGCACCATAATACATATGGTGCTTTTTTATTCATTAAATAATATTATTTAAAGTTCAATTGATGATATTTCAACAAATTCATTATTTTTTAAAATAATTTTTCTTGATGTTAACATATCTTTTATTTTTGATAATGACATCCCATAATGAAAAACTAATAATGGTAAATCATCATTATCTTGTTCGAACATATTTTCATAGTCATTTTGATATTCATCATCTTGTTTTTCAATTTCATAAGCCAATGCATGTATCGTATGATATCCATGCATATATTCTCTATCAACCGCTTCATGTAAACAAAACAAATCAAATAAACTTGTTTTTAAATTAATAATAGCATCAACATAATCTTTCGTTGGTGGTAATGCATTATCACAAGCAGGGCTTAAATCCCAACACCAACCTTCAACATCGATATTAGTTGGGTCGTTTGAGAATATAAATTCATATAAACCTTCACCTTTTGAATTATATCCAATTTTATTTATGTATATTAATTTTAATTTATTTTCATCATATTTCATAGTAATAAATTTTTTTATAAATACTTATAAATTATATAATTTATAAAGATTACTATTAATTAATCCAATTGTCATTTCATTTAACATCTTAATTCTTTTATATTTTTTATTAAGTTTTATATTGTAATATAAAATAATAGCAAACAGAATGATTGAAAGTATTTGAAAAATTGAATTTGATATTAGTATTAATAATAAAAATATAAATAATAAAATTGACGATAGTTTAATTCTTGATTTTATGACAATTTCATAATCTTCTGCAAACAGCATGAAATATTTTTTATAGTTAATCCAATCAACATTGTCATTTTCATCACACAAATTATCGAAAATATTATCCTCATTCTTTTTTGACCCACCAATATATGTTCTCAATAGTTTCATTTTACTTTTTTTTCAAATATACGATATTTTAAAATTTTTGTTACAAAAAAGTCCCAAAATTTTTTTTGGGACTTTTTTATTAATAAGATTATTTTTTTAATAACCCGCATTAAATCCAAGACCACTTAAACTACCACCCTGTTTAATTGGTGATTTTTCGGCGTATTGTAATTGACCATCACCTTTATAATCAACAACAATACCACCTTTACTACCATTATTGAAATATTTTGTTAATATTTCATATTTTCTTTCAGGTGTTGTTTTTTTATACGCAATTTTATACGAACCATATACAGTTAATTCATGTGAAAAAACATTTCTAAAAATCGAATCGACTTCTTTAACATTTTCTGGTTTTAATTTTCGAAATTTTTCTTCATATGATAAACCAAAAATTTCATTAACATTATTTCCTTTTAATAAACTCTCAAATAAACTAAATTCATTATCAATCATACTATCGAGTTTTTTCAATTTTTCACTTTTTATGCTTTCGTTTATCATCGGTTTTTTCAATCCCATTTTTTCTTCTAAACGTCTACGAATATATTTTCTAAGTTTTTGTTCACTTTCACTAATTGTCTTTTCTTTTTCAACATCCTCTCTTTTAATATTTTTCCACATTACAGCAGCAGCAACTTTTTTTCCAGTTTCTTCATCACCGTACTTATCAGTGGCTTTTTTTGCAATTTTTTCAAAGTTTTTACCCTTTTTTCCAATATCTTTACCTGCCTTTGCTGCTTTAACTACTTCAGATTTTTTTGTTTTTGATAAACCTGCCGATGGTTTTTCTTTTTTCGATTCAGATATTCTTTTTTGAATATCGTTTATTTTTGCATATAATTCATTTAATTTAGTTTCAATATTAGACGATTTTTCAGGTGTAATAACGCCAATAACGTCAGAATCTTGTGCAATTTTTACATCTGGTTGTGTTTCAACATTATTAACCTCATCTTCTTGTATCTTGTCATTAATGCTAACACTACCTTTTGAACCTAATTGATTTTTTATTGTGGTTAAAATACTATTAACATTAACTGGTTCTTTACCAGCCTTTTGTAATCTTGTGTTTAATGCAGCAAGTTGTTTACCCAAATCATTTGCAACTTTTTCAAGTCTTTCAATTTCAGACTTAACTTCACCCGCATGATATGCTTGTTTTACTTCTTGTCCGAATTTATTTACTGCATCAACACCCTGTTTTAATTTATTACCAACTGATTGTACGCCTTGTTTGATTGGTTCTGTGGTTTTTTTAATAGCACTTTTTAAACCACCAAATAATTCATTAAGTTTTTCAATATCATCATCGTCACTTTCATTCATTTTATTCACAATTGGTTCTAATTTATTAGCATAATCAACATGACCATAATCATTTTTTAATGTGTTTAATATTTCAGGTGTTTTTATTTTAATAACTAATGCCACATTATCAAAATCACCATCATTCATACCATCATTATACGCAGTGGCATAACCACCAACTAAATTAGCAACTTCATCAACACTACATTCCGTTATTGATTCAGCACTATCATAACCTCTCGATTTGGCGAAATTAACGAAATCACCACATTCATTACATTTTTCTTCAGACAATTCTTCCTCTTTTGTGTTTTCAGTATCCTTTGTTAAATCTTCAATTTTTTCTTTTGGTACAACCTTTAATATTTTATCTGCCATTTTTTTTCTATCCACAATATCAATTTCAGTAAATTTATCTTTAAATGAAGATAGAAATGAATTAACGTATGATTTAACTTGTGTATCGGTTAATTCAGTATTTCTTATTTTATTAGTAACCTTACCTATAAGTTTTTCAATTTCTTTTGTTGGTTCATCTTCAGAAATATCATCCAAATTATCTTCAGAATCTGTTTCAATTTCATCATCAGAAGTTTCATCAGGATTTTCAGTGTCATCAACACCACTATCACTCGATTCACCATCTGGTTGATCGTTTGCAATATCATCACCCATATTATTTTCCAAACTATCAGTATTATCGTTTGTTGTGGTTTCTGCTGATGCAGCAATTTCAGCATCACCTAATTTTTTTTCTGCTTTGGCAATTTCTTCACCAGCAGAATCTTCATTAAGTTTTGGTTTATCGATTCTTAGGCTATACGTTTCGTTAATGGTGTTAATAATCATTGTTCTATTTTTATCAGCCTCAGCCAATGTTTTGTAACAATATTTATTTTTATTTTCAAGACCACCAATATATACAAAATCACTTACATCGGGGTCTTTTTTCAAACCACCTTTTTTAATATAATAATTATGATTTTCTTTTACAATACCGTATGCAATACCATCATCCGTTCTTTTATAATCAATCAAAGTACCAAGACTAATACCATTTGATTTTTTTAAACTACCATTAACATCAGCCAATTGTACCAACCTATTATAATAGGCATCTTCTGAAATTCGTTTTTTCATTTGTAATATTTTTTATTCTAATTATTTACGTTATTTTATCAATAAATACTTGAGTAATAATAAAAAAAATTATAAATTAAATAATTTCTCGATTATTATTAATGATTTTAAATTTTATCAACATTTCTTCAACTTTAGGTGTTATTAGATTTTTTCTATAATAATTATCAATTAATGTTTGATTTGCTTTTTTTATTAGAACCGATTCATTTAAAAACTTTTCATTATAGTGAATATTTTCAATAATTTCGAAAAATATTTTATTGCTTTTTTTTAATTCGATAAATTCATTTAATTGTTTTTTTGTTATGATAAATTTTTTCATATATCAAAAATTTATTTCATTTAACGATAATTCTTTTTCTAAAAAACGTTTTTTTAAATCTGTTAATTTTTTTAAATATCCAGTATTTCGCAGTATTTTAAATACTAGATTTTCAACTGAATATTCACCATTTTTTTCCAAACCAGATTGTCTATACTTTTTTATTTTATTTTTTAACATATTGTATTTTATCATAAAATCATTTCGATTTAAATTCGTTTCTAAATCATCAATTGAATTCATAATATCAAATGCTTTTTGTTTTATAATATTCGTATTGATTGATATTATTTTTTTAGTTGGTTTTCGAACCCATTTGTTTTTTATTAATGAATATACACCAGTTGAATAATGTAATTCATTACTGTCTTGAATATAAAGTTCAACATCAAAACCCTTAACTTTTATTGTATATTTAGATGACCATAATTCTTTTTTTAATCTAAAAAAATCACCAACAAAATCTTTATTGTTTGAAATTTGTGAATAATTTAAAACAATATGAACATCCAAATCAGAATTTTCATTATAATTATAATTAGCAAGACTACCAGTTAAAATAATATCATCAAATTTTAAATCTTCAATATCACAAAATTCAATAAATCTTTTTGCGTTTTTTAATAAAATTTTTCTCACGTCGGGTTTTATCTTATCGTTTTTATCCCAAATATCTGGGTTTAACACATCGTGTAGTTGTATCGATGATAAATCAATTAAATTGGGATCGACAATTTCTTTTATAATCTCAGAAATTTTATATTTATTAATAGTCTTATTCATAATTTTTTTTATAAATTTTTTATTTTTTTACCATTAAAAATTCTTCTAAAAAAATCATATTTTTTATCATTATCATTTGAAATAGTATCGTATTTTTTATTATTATCGTTAGAATCAATATTATTTATTTCATCGGATTTTTTTTGTGTTGGTGGATTAAATATATTTTTTTCACTACGTAAGTCGCTTTGGACTTTTTTTATTATAGTTGGTAATTTTCTAATAATATCATATGGTAAATTTCTTATATAGTCCTTCTCATCATTTTTAATACGATAATCATTAGGTGATATAATTATTTCTATATAATTATCGTAATTATTATTGTTTATATTATTTTCATTTGATTTAGGTATTTTTATTACAACCGCTTCATGACCACCATGAATTTCAACATTTGGAATATCTTTAAGTTGTGATTCTAAATAACGCAATAAGTTTGGATTAATATAATCCATTAATTTATTTGCTTGATAAAACCTTCGATATCTTTCAATTGGTTTAATATTTGGATCATCCGTCGCATCTAATGCCTTGTTTGCAGCATTTCTAGCAAGACCTGTCGATATTTCATTTATTTTAAAATCCGGATTTATTTTCGACATCATTTCAAATAATTTCTCCTTAGTATTTTGATTTTTTTTCATAACATATTATTTTAAACGAAATTATTTTATTATATATAATATAAATACGATTTATTATTTAAATATATTACTCTAAATATAAACATAAATAGTATTTATTAATAAATAGTTAACATAATGAATTTTATGAATAATAAAAATATGAACAATTTGATTGTTGATATTGACATATCAAACGATAAATCATGGAATTTAAATAATGATTTAAGTGTCGTTAGTTTAATTAGTTGGGATGGTGCATATTCAAGCGATATTGAATTATATGATTTCGGATTAACACAATTTGATTATGGTAGAACAGATAAAATGTGGAGTGGTGTTAGTTTAAATTCACAAGACACTAAATTAAGATTAGATAGAATTGGTTATAATGAAGTCATTAATCCTAATGATATTGAAACTACTGGTGTTACTGTTATCACAAATTATTTACCAATAACACCAATTATTGATAATATCAATGGTAATTATTATGATTTAAATGGTGGATATTTACAGGGTTTTTTTAAATTATATGGATATGATTATCAAATATTACCAACAAGATATAAAAACGGTATTACAATTGAAACTGTTTTAAATATTTATGATAATAGTAATGGAATTTTTTTAATGTTAGGTGCACGTGCTGAAGATAAATATAACCCATACTATATTGGTGAATTTGAATCGGGTGCTACTGAAATTAATGGTGTTGTTACTAGTGATAATAACTATTTAGATGCATTAATGGCTAAACAAGTTTTGAAGAATTCGTTTCCTGAGCCAGAATTTAAAACAACCACAATACATACATGTGTCGATCCAATTGACAATTTAAAAAACAATATAATTGCATTTGAAATAACTAATGATAAAAAAATTGGTGTTAAATATATAAATTCAGAAGGTCTTGTTATTTCAAATATATCAAAAAATTCGTTAACTATAACAGGATTTACATATATTAGTATTGTATATTTACCATATAGTAAGTTAAATTGTAATTTTGATGCTCAAAGAAATGGTGATTTAATTTTTTATATTAATGGTAGAAAATTTTGGAAGTTAACTAATTTTCCTGAATTTTATTTTAAAGAATTTTCAAACGATAAAGAAAAACAAATAGGTGTTCCGTTTTCAATTAGTTGGGGTGGTGGTAGTTTTGGTTTAAAACACTCATGGCATTATGGTAAAAAAACATATTTGCTATATAATAATAATGATATTGATTACGTTAATTCTAATTTTAATATAATAAAAAATCCATTATTAAATGATAATATTCAAATTGATAATTTTTCATTAAACGTAAATAACAGTAAATTTTATACAATAAATAATTTAAATAATATTCAACCAGTATCGGTATTAGAAGTTAAACGTATTAATAATAATGACATTTCTGATATTTTCATCAGATATAACAAATTAGTTTCTATATTATCAAATCGTAATTATATAATCGAAGCATTGATATATGTTGATAATTATTTTACTGGTGGCACAATAAATAAAATATCATTATTACCATATTCAAATGATGTCGATATTAATATATTATCAGAAATAATATACACATATCCATATAATATAGAAAATTCATACAATCAATCAGTATATGGTGAAAAATCATGGAAATTAATAAAAACTGTGTTTAACATTGATAATAATATTGGTCAAAAATTTATAAATATTGGTATATTGATCGAAACCAATGGTGGTGTTAATATGAATGGGTCTCTCTTTATTAAAGAGATAAAATATATCGCAAATGATATTTTGGTTAAAGATGAAAGAAAAAATAATCTATTAATTGAAAAAAATTTCGATAAATCATTTATTGGTGGTATTCAAAAATTAAAAATTTATGATATTGCATTAAATTCATCCGAAATATTAAATAATGTTATTGTTGATTCAAAAAAATATAGCAATATTAAAACAAATAAAGGTGGTAGATTAATATATTGGTAAATTAAATAATATAAATAATATGAAAGAAGAAAATAAACTTAAATCTGTATTAATAGCATATAAAAATGGGAATATAAACCTTGAATGTGCAATAGACTTCATATTACATATATTTAGTGTTAGTAAACGTTTTAATTCAAATTCATTTCTAATTGGGATAATTATTGGGTTAATATTAGCACTTATTTATTTTCATATTATTATTTAAACGTATTATAAAATATGAGTAAATTACATGAAATTTATCAAGGATGGTATAATTTAACATTTCCCAATAAAGATATTGAAAATCTTGCAATTAATAGATTTAATATATGTGTGAATTGTGAATTTATGACAAAAAGAAAGTATTGTAAAAAATGTGGTTGTTATATACCTGCAAAAGTAAGGAGTTTAAATTCTAAATGTGGTTTAAAAAAATGGTGATATTTAAAAAATAAATAACAAATGAGAATTTTCTAACGACCTACAATTTAATGTATTTGTTTTTATCATTTTTTTTGTGAATGAATCTATAATTATTGGAATATCATGATATATTATTTCAATACAACCATTTAAACAAATAATATAATCAATTTCGGTTTTATCATTATACACAAAATAACAATCTTTAGGCATATAAAATAATATTGATTTTTTGTTTAAATCAAGATCATTTATTGTTTTATATTTTATGATATTGTCATAATTATTCGACAATTCCAATGCGTTTATGTTAAATATATTTTTTAAATCATAATATTTTGAATAACGTGAAAGTAGATTTGATTTATTTCTATCAATTTGTTCATGAATATGCTTTAATATTTTTACCCTTTCTTCAAGCATCTTTTTAACAATATGAAATATTATTTAATTTGGTGTCATTATATGTATATATTTCTAATTCAATTTCTTTACTAATAATATCTTCAACATATTGTCTAATAAACAATTCTTTAATTTTATTAGGTGCTTTATTAAATTCGGTAAATTCTATTTCATCACCATCATCACTTAATAACGATACATCAATACTGTTCCAATCAACATAACTCAATCCTGCACTATAATCTGGTGGTGAAATGCCGTAACTATAAGATTCTTTATGTTCCCATTTAGTTATACTAACATTATCACTTTGAAAATATAGTTTGAATTTTATTGGTTTATTTGTATCATCATATTTATACTCAATACTTGTTTCATAATCAATTGTGATATGTGATGCCTCATCTGGTTCTTCATAATAATCACCACCAATGTAAATGTAATCATCTATAACTTTAATTTTTTTATATTTTTTTGAATATATTAATGAATCACAAATAAATTGTTTTTGAAATTGATTATCATTTAATAATTTAATGATATTCGAATCATTATAATATTTATCATTACTCAAGAAATCGAAATTTTGAATTTCTTCTTGAATTATTTTTTTTATGAACATAATTATATTTTTTTATTAATAAATACAATATTTTTTATTATTGTTATGATTTTTTTTCAAAAAAAAGTATTTATTTATAAAAAATGATGTATTTTTGTAAAAAAAAATAAATGAATAATTATTACAATAATATGACACAACCACAACCGCAACATCATGATATATCATGATGAATGGGGTTGTATTATATATAATATATAAAAAAATCTCATTCAAAATCGAATGAGATTTTTTTATGTTTATTTGTAGCAAATAAAAAACAATTACGTATATGAAAAAAATAATCGGGATATAGTACAATTGGTTAGTATGCGTGCTTTGGGAGCACGTGGTTGCAGGTTCGAGTCCTGCTATCCCGACAATTGTATGGTGTTTGTGGAGTAGTTGGTTAACTCATCTGATTGTGAATCAGAAATCGTGGGTTCGAATCCCACCAAACACCCTAATAAAATTGTTCTGTGGTGTAATTGGTAGCACACAACACTTTGGATGTTGTAGAATAAGTTCGAATCTTATCAGAACAACAATTGTGATAATATCGTTTTCTAACCACAACAGTATTATTATTTGTTATGGTTTGTTGTATATTAATAAATCATTATTACGTCTATTTGTTTTTATATAAAAAATTTACATAACTATTTATATAAATAAATCATTAATATATGAACAAGAAAATTATTGAAGGAACGTTAAATACACCCGAAATAATTTTTAAATATGATGTGGGTGTTATTGTATTAAATGGTTATTCGTTACCTGAATATGGTGATAATTTTTATGATAAAATAGATAAAGAAGTTCAAAAATTTCTTAATGTAAATAAAGAAAATATTACAATAATTTTTAATTTAGTTTTTATGAACACATATTCAAATAAAAGAATATTCCATTTAATTAAAAATTGTAAAGAAAATGTTAATAATTTAAATGTTATTTGGAGATATGCAATTGATGATGATGATATGTTAGAACAGGGGGAATTTTATGAATCAAGTTTAGGTATGAAATTTCAATTTATATCCTATAATGAAAATGATGAATTGTTTGTTTCATAAATAAAAACTAATAAGTTATTGAATATCATTTTTTTATCTGATATAAAGAAAAAATTTTTCAATTTTTTATAAAAAAATTTGCAAAATTTTGTAACATTATTTATATTTGTAACGTATTTATTACAAAAATGATGATTATGTTAAATTTTCGACATATGTTTAATAAATTGGAGTGGTCATTATTAGTCGATGATGCATATTTATGTTTCGTCGGGTGATATGTTATATATTTTCATAAATATAACCCGACAATAAAGTCGGGTTTTTTTGTTATTATAATGTTCTTTGAAATTTTGTATATAATAATATGGTACGTTGGTGAAGATGGTTATCATGCCACCCTGTCACGGTGGAGTTCATGGGTTCGAATCCCATACGTACCGCAATTTTTATCGTTTATATAATGCGTTGGGCAAGTTGGTTAAGCCATAAGACCTTCAATCTTATAACATGGGTTCGAATCCCATACGCATTACCAAAATATATAAAATACCCATTTAACTCAGATTGGTTAGAGTGTCTGTTTTACATACAGAAAGTCGGGAGTTCGAATCTCTCAATGGGTACTAATATTAGTTAAATCAACTATATTTTATAAATATCGTATTTAATACCTATAATATTAGTGAGTGTAGCCGAATGGAAGAGGCAACTGCCTTAAAAGCAGAAATTTGTGGGTTCGATTCCCACCACTCACACATTATAAATTGTGAAAAATGGGGTTGTAGCATAATTGGTATTGCACCTGCTTTGCAAGCAGGTTGATACGGGTTCGAATCCCGTCAACTCCACAAAATAAATAATGATAGTATTTATAAATAAATAAAACAATATGGAAACATTAAATATTATTTATTTATTTATGATTAGCATATTTGTGATATATGTCACAAGTATTTGGTATAAATATGGAATACAACCAAGTATTTCTGATAGTTATTATAGATTATCAACAAAATATAATTTTTTATTCACACTATTTTGTTGGGGATTTTCAATACCAGCAATAATAATTGGTGTTGAATTAACTGATAATTTTTTAATGTTTTTAGCAGGTGCGGGTATTGGTTTTGTCGGTGCTGCTGCTGCATTTAAAGAAAAATTAACAAGAACAGTACATATGGTTGGCGCATATAGTGCTGTATTATTGAGTCAATTATCAATAGCGATTGATTTTAAATTATATTGTTTTAATATAATATTTATAACAATATTAATTGTTCTTGAAACACTTGCGTATTTCAAAAATATTAAAAATAAGGTTTGGTGGGAAGAGATTATTGCCTTTATTATATTAGTATTGGTTTTAGGTATTGAATTGTATAAATAATACGCAAGTGACAGAGTGGTCGAATGTGCTGGTCTCCAAAACCAGTTGTGTAAACACACGTAGGTTCGAATCCTACCTTGCGTGCAAAAAAAAATGTAATTTTTGTAACATTTTTTATTCATCTTCGTATAATTCTCTAAAAAAAACAATATGTTGATAGTTTCGAAATATAAGGATTATTATGATGGTGTTGTAAAATCAACAGGTGTTGATAAGTCGGTTATTTATGATAGAAAAGAAATTGTTCATAATACAATACCGATCTTTTTTAAAAAGAATGATCATATTATTGATTTAACGAAAATAAGAAATAAAAAAGACACATTAGCATCACTTTATGTAATTGGATTTTGTGGAAAATTATATGTTGGTGCAAAAATAATTACCATAAATAGTTGGTTTCAATCAGACAAATCGATTGATTATATTTACGATATTGATTTAATTTCAAATAATTTTGAAATTTGGGATAGTAGAAAATCTGTAAAAAATATAATTAATATTGTTAATAATATAAATGCACGACAAATATTTATTGAATACAATACACCGGTTTTTATCTATGATTTAAACTATTATAATTGTGAAAATTGGCGTTTTTTTGATGAAAAATTCATAATTAATCCGCCACTAAATAAATATAAGTTTTATAAAATTTTTGATACCTATCAAACATTTCAAGAAATTAGTATGTTTATTAGTAATATTTTAGTTTCGGATAAAAAAATTATGGTTGATATTGAAGATAAATATAAAATAGAACAACACGGATTTGATAAATGGAGTTTTAGAAAAGAATCACAAAATGAAAAAGGAAATTCATAATATTCATATAATATTCGCAAAATTTATTCAAAAACAAAATGATGGTAGATATGTTATAAGATGTTATGTTGATGAAAATCGTATTGATGATAGAATTTTTGATTCTTATTCATTACAAGGCATGAAAAATCAGAATCTACTATTTATCGGTATATTGACAAGTGTTGGTTATGCACAAGCCAATTTTTGTCAAGTAGACGAAATAAAACCAGAAAAACTTGTAGAAAATATATTAATTACATGAAACACAGGGGTTTAAGTCCCCACATCTTCACAAATAATATGATTGAAAATTATGAGCATTGACTTTGAAAAATTTAAGAGAAAATTAGATGAATGGGTTGATTCTGATGAGAGTAATGCCTATTTTGAAAACGAAAGAAAAAAACTGGAATTGAAACAAAAACGTTTTTCTCGTTTTGAGGAATGGGTTAAACATAATGATTTCGACAAGTTAATGTATAAACTTGTATTGATGCATGGTGAAGAATGGCGTGAAAAATGTTGACATAATGGATATGAAGTTCATCCTAATAACGTACTTGAATTTATTATCGATTACGTAACACATAGTTTTGAACCCGTGTCTATACCACAGATTGAATCAGAGCATTTTCCAACAAGTACTTGGTTTTTCAGAGGATACTATTTTCAACAAATGTTTGGACAAGGAACTGTAACAATTATATACAATGCTGAAGATTTAAAATGTATTTTAAGTGTGTAATATTTGGCGGGATGTCGTAATTGGTAGCCGAGACAGACTTAAAATCTGTTGAACCTTTGTGTTCGTGTGGGTTCGAGTCCCATTCCCGCTACTAAAGTATTTATAACAAAAAAATAACATTATAGGACTATTTGATTTCTTTTCAAAAAAGAAAAAAGAAATTATTGTTGAAGTATCTAAAGAAGAGAAACACCAAAAAAAACTAAATCACTTAAAAATTTAAAAACTATTGTACCAATACCCAATCAAAAAGAAAAACCAATTGGTGGTCATGCTGTACTTGCAGTCGGTTATGATGATAAAAATGAATGGCTTATTGTTAGGAATAGTTGGGGTGCTGATTGGGGGGATAAGGGTTATTTTTATCTACCTTATTGGTTTATAACAACACCAAATGTTGCTGCCGATTTTTGGACAATTAGATTGGTTGAATATGAAAATCAGTAATAAAAATATACAAAAATAAAACCCCACAAATAAGTGGGGTTTTATTTTTTTAATTTATATTAACAGTACATGTTTTTTCTTTAAAATCAAAAACAAGCGTATTAATATATAACGATTTATTTTTAAACAATCCATCATAATCAACATTAAATTTCCATTCAATTTCATTAATGTTTTTATTTATATTTTTTATAGTATCACCGGTTTCTTTATCAATAAGTAACACATCATAAGTACCACTAATTTCATTAATATTTATTATAATATTTTCAATACCATTATTGTTTATCCAAAAATTAACATCCCATTCAACTGAAATGTTATTATTATTAATATCAACATCATATTCTTGTGACGTAAATTCATGATTTAAAAAGATAACATCCATTTTATCTTCAAAAAACTTGAATTTATTATCATTAATAATCGTAGATTCATTAATCGTTTTTAATTTAAACGAATTGTCTATTTTTTTCATTATATCAAACAATCTATTTTTATTTTCCATATTCTTATATGTTTATCAAGTATAAATACTTGATATTGATAATAATTTTTTATATTTTTGTAACAAAAAGAAAAATTATTCGTAATAATCAGTATTATGATAAAAAAAGAGGAAATATTTGTTAATAAATCATATTGGCAAAATATGTCAATTAATGAATTAAATGAATTTGCTAATAAAATTTTTCTCTATTATAGAGAAAATGGTTTTCCATATTATCCAACTGATAATGATGTTAGAAATAATGAATTTAAAAAATTATTGAATTTTGATTATAAGACTATATGTGACAACAATATTATAAAACAAACCATGCATGGATTAGGTTTGGCGTGGTCTTATTTTCCACATAGTTTTAATGTTAGGTGTAATAATATGATGACACCATATGAAGCATTTATGGATGACGACATTTTCATAAAAGTAATACACAAACGTCTAAAAATGGGTACATTTATATCAGATGCTGGTATTAGGAAAATGTTAAAAATATACACTGGAGTTCAAAGCGTGTCAAATTTTAGACCAACAGCAGCAGCATTTATTTATAATACATTCGCAAATAATGGAATTGTATGGGATATGTCAGGCGGTTGGGGGGGTCGATTATTGGGTGCAATTATTGGAAATGTTAAAACATACATAACAACAGAACCGTCAACATTAACATATAATGGATTAGTTGAATTAGCAAACGATTTTCATGGTAAAATGAATTATGAAATTTTAAAAATTGGTAGTGAGGATTATAAACCAGATAAAAATAGTTTAGATTTATGTTTTACATCACCACCATACTTTGATTTAGAAAAATATAGTGATGAAAATACTCAGAGTTATATTAAATTCAAAACAAAATCAGAATGGATTGATGGATTTTTACAAAAAACATTTGAAAATTGTTATTACGGATTAAAACCAAATAAATACATGTTAATTAACATTGCCGATGCTAAAGGTAATAATAATATTAATTTAGAAGAAGAAACAATTAGAATTGCAACTAACTGTGGTTTTAAATATATATCAACGTTAGATTTAGCATTATCTAATATCAATTTGAGAAATAAAACTAATAAATTTAAGTATGAACCAATTTTTATTTTTAAAAAATGGAAATATTAGAAAAAATAGATTGGAATGTATTAAATGATTACATTAGTAATGATTTAATTACAATTAATAAACATCCCGAATATAATTTGTGGATATTAAATTATTCACCCAAAGCACAATTTAAAAAATTTTGGGATATCTACACCAAATCGTGTAGAGGATTAGTTATTGATGAAGATGGTAATATTATTGCACGTCCGTTTCAAAAATTTAAAAATATTGAGGAACATGATCCTTCAGAAATTGACATGTCAAAAAAATATGAAATTTTTGAGAAGATGGATGGTTCGTTAATAATACTTTTTTATTATGAACCACGTATGGAATGGATTGTTACAACAAGAGGGTCTTTTATTTCAAAACAATCAATAGAAGCAAAAAAAATGTTAAATGCTTCTGTTTATAATTTATTGAATAAAAATTGCACATATCTTTTTGAAATTATTTATCCTGAAAATCGTATTGTTGTTGATTATGGTGATACAAGAGAATTGATATTATTATCAGTAATTCATACAAGAACTGGTATTGAATTTGAATACGATGAAATGGTTAATAAATATTCAAACAATTTTAAAATTGTTAAAAGATTAAATATTAAAGATATTAATAATTTATATGATTTAAAAAAACTTGAAGAAAATAATAAAGAAGGTTTTGTTGTTAAATTTTCGGATGGTTTTCGTGTAAAAATTAAATTTAATGAATACATTCAATTACACGGAATATTAACTAATGTTAGCACATTAACTATATGGGAATTTTTAAAAAACAATTATGATTTTAATGCTTTATTTAATATTGTACCCGATGAATATTATAAATGGTTAAAAAAGACAAAAAATAATTTAATTAATGATTATAATGAAATTGAAAGAAAATCGTTAAAAGAATTTATTAGAATTTATCATATTAATGATATTAAAGAACGAAAAGATTTTGCTAACGAAGCGATAAAAACAAAATACCCTTCAATTCTTTTTAAATTATATGATAAACGACCATATGATGATATTATATGGAAAATGATTAAACCACAAAACAGTAAACTTTTTCGTGATGATTTATAATGTATAAATTATATATTATAAATAAAACTTAATATAATTGTTATTATTAATTATATTAAATTGTAACATTTTGTACATTAAATACGTTTATATTAATAAAAACTATATGTCTATTCAAATAAAAATGTTGTACGAAATTCTTGGGCGGTTAAAACCAAGAAAAAGAGGAATAAATGAAAAAAAGTATCTTTACCCCAGCGATGAAAAAGAAAAAAAGAGGAAATAAAATGGATCAAAAAAAGGAATTTGAAAAAGCCTTAAGAAATTTTATAAACACCATTGGCGAATCAATTTCTACAGATGACGGTCAATGGACCATTATCGGTAGTATTAATTACATTCCAGACATAT